CCATAACTGGTGAATTTATGTTTTGGAAAAAAAATGCTATTGAAATGAGAGATATAAATATGTCTATTGATCGCAAAGACAATAACAAAGGATATACCAAGGACAATGTTCAGCTTGTTTGCTATCGCATTAATATGCTGAGGGGTGGAATGGATTTAGATAGATTTAAAGAAATCATTTCATGGATAAGGGGTGAAGATGTTTTCAGTCCTTATAATTTGAAACGAGGGGCAGCAGACTTGAAGGGAGCGTTATAAGGAGAGTTTTGCCACTGCCCAAAAATATTATAGAATAAACATGGAGAGTTTAGATATGAAAACAGGAATAAAAAACAAAAGAAATAAGTTGACAGAACGTACAACTACCCAAGCTATTTGGGTGGACTCAGAGATACATCAGTTGCTTAAGGAGCATCAGGTGATGTCTAGGAGCACAAGAAGTCTAGGTGAGTTAGCAGCTCATTACATCAAGCTAGGTATTTGCGATGCTAGGAGTCAGGAGAAATGAGCCAGTACACAGACATAGTGAGGTTACAAGCTTTGAAGAATGATGTCTATGAGTGGGCTAAAAGAGTTAAGTCTCACTATATGCAGACCAGATATGGTGATGGCTTTTATGAGATAACCTTTAACGATGATTCCAGAGAGATCATGTACAACGATGGATCAATTAAAAGGACTGAATCACCCCATGACTTTGAACAGCTTGTGAGATTGTATGAGCAAGATTATGGTGAGCAGTGGTAAATTCCAGAAACAAAGGTGCAGCTTTTGAGCGAACCATCGTCAAGCTGATTAATGACTTTTGTGAGAAACGTGGATTTGATGAGACTGTTAAAAGGAATCTGGATCAATACCAGAATAAAGGAATGGCTGATATTTACTGGCGTAATTTTGCAATTGAGTGCAAGTGTTATGCAGGAAAGGGATCAACCTTTGCCCAAGAGAAATGGTGGGCTCAAGCTTGTGAAAGTGCTAAAGAGGATTTAATACCTGTGCTTATTTATAAATACAATCGCAACAAAGCGAGGTATGTAATGCCAGCAGCATTAATTTACAATAATTTTCATTATCATAATCAAGCTGTAATAGTTGGCTATGTTGATGACTTGTGTAATGACATTGATGTAATATTAAACAATGCACATAATATTTGATGATGATTTTGAAGAGTTTTGCTTTCGCAAGTATCAGAACTATCTGTTAGGAGCTGAAGCATTGGGGATCACCGATGTTGGTGATTTTTGGAGCTACAAGACTAGGAACATTGAAAGTCTTGAAGCAGAATATAACGAAGGTGCAGACAGAGTTTTGCACTGATTTAAAAGGAGCGTGCTATGGATTTTTTTGAAGAAAATTCTGGTGAAGGAAATGGGTCAAATTCTTATCTTAAGTTTTTGGCAAAAGAAAAGGCGTGGTATATAGGAGAGAATGTCTATGACATGGAATACATCCTACTAGACCCTGATACTATCCAGACTGGTCTGGGCAGATATTCAGGTGGCTATGAGTTTGAATTCTCTGATATTCCATTCAGTAAAGTCGAAAACAAAGAAGGCTGGAAAAAGGCTTTTAGTGTTTGGGCTTTTACAAGTGATAAGCAAGTGGTGCAATGGGAACGTGCAGCATGGGGAGAGCTACAAGGCTTTAAGTCCATGTGTGAGAAGTTCTGGATGCAAAAAGCAGCTAACGAAGGTCAGTTGCCTTGCTTTAGATACTTAGGCTCAAGAGGTGTTAAATTCGATTCTGGTTTCTCCAGCGAAGTACCTGAGTTTGAGTTTGTTGCTTGGAAACCAAGACCAGCAGAGTTTGCTATTCCTGCATGGGCTAGTGATGAGGATGTACCAGCACCAGTTGCTGAAAGTCCTGTTGAGAAAACAGTGGTAACTGACGATGACATCCCATTTTAATGACCAACGAGGATTGGGCATCAATAGCTAAACCTATTGGCTTAGAGTTACTTGGCGAACCAAAGGCTGAAACATCGGCTGAGGTTCGCTGGGGCACTCATGGCTCTTGGGTTTTAAATAAAGAGAAGGGTCAATTTTATTCCTTTGAATTGGATCAGGGTGGTGGTACTATGTGGCTACTCAAACACTTTGATCAAAGTATTAACGAAACACTTAGACGATTTGGTTTTGGCGATGAGGGAGCAGTGTCTAACGACATTCATTTTATCTCCCCAAAAAAAGAAGCACCTTCATCGCCATCTTTGACCAGAGATCAATTTGTAGAACTCTGGTTGCAGGCAAGCATCAAGATTAAATACTCTGATGACTTTGCAGTGCTTAGATTTCCAGAGGGTCATCCTAGAAGCAAAATCAAATATGCACCTTTTAGCAAGCGTGGTGATCTTTGGTATATGAAACGCCCAGAGGGGCTTATGCCTTTGTATCTATCAGATAGAAGCGATGATAAGCCTGTGCTACTTGTCGAAGGTGAGAAGGCAGCCATAGCAGCCGAGCAGATATATGCTGGGCAGGTTGCTTGTCATCATGGGGGCTGTAAGGGCTGGGATAAAACAGACTGGTCAAGCATGTATGGTAGGCAGGTTTACATATACCCAGATAATGACGAAGCTGGGCTCATGTTTGCAGAGGAAATATCTACTTACTTAAGAACTAATGGCTGTGAGGTAACTATTGCAAAACCTCATGCAGATTTGCCAGAAAAAGGTGATTTACATGAAGCTAAAGAATTGGCTATTTACAACGATTCTGATGCTCTTGAGGACTATATTAAAAACACCCCAGTAGACAGACCTAAAGGAGCTTTATACTTCGAGAGAGCTGATCTGGTGATGTCTCAGGTAGATAATCCTGATTGGCTTATTAAAACAGTTGCAGAGAGGTCTAGTTTGCTTGGTGTATTTGGTGCACCTAAGTCTGGAAAGTCTTTTGTGGCTATTGCTATGGCAGCAGCTATAGCTAATGGCTCTGACTTCTATGGGCATAAAGCAAAACGTGCTCCAGTGGTTTATCTATGTGGCGAGGGTAAGCGTGGGGTTAAACGTAGACTTGCAGCGTGGAATCAATCAAAGGAAAGCTTAGATGGTGCACCTTTGTTCTTATCTAACAGAGGAACTCGAATACTTGATCCAGATGAATATGCAAAGCTAATAGCTGAACTAGATATGATTGCAGCTCAGGAAGGCGAGTTAAGTTGCATCATATTTGATACGTTAAACAGGAACTTTGGAGCAGGCTCAGAGAATAGCACTGAGGATATGACGTTGTTTATCAGTAGAATGGATGAGCTTATCCACAAATATGAAGCTGCTGTGATTATTGTCCACCATACAGGACACTCATCTAATGGCAGGCAGCGTGGGAGTTCTGTGCTGGGTGCATCAATGGATTATGAATTTAAGATTGAGCGTAATGACGATACTAAGGTTGGTGATACTCACAAAACCATGTTTGTAACGATGGAGCAGACTCTTAATAAAGATGGCATGGGTATGGAGAAGATTAACTTTGAATTTAAAGAAGTTGAGCTTCTTGGCTTTGAGGATTTGACCTCTGGTTACTTAGAAGTAACAGATCATGTGGTGCAGAAGAAGATTAAGCTAAAAACCACTCATGCTGAGATTAACAGAGGACTTAAAAGGCTTGCTCTGGACAAAGCAATTGCTGAAGGTGGCAATGAAGAAGATTACACCTTTGCAATAGGTGAGCTGGTAGGTATTTGCAAGACTCAAGCTGGCAATGATATGAAGCGTTCTAACATTGCTCAATATATTGGTGAGATGGTTGAGATTGATCAGGTTGTCAAAATCGATGAGCAGTATCAATCAATAGATTATAAAAAAGTGGTGAAATTTAGTGATAAATTCAGTGCTTAAAAAAGTGTATGTAAAATATGTATGTGTGTATGTAAGTGTATGTAAAATCGTTGAAAAAATGTATGTATGTGTATGTATATCCTAAAGGATACATACACGTACATTCAAACGTACAGACAAAATTTACATACAAATTAAATTATGAAAACTAAAGAAAAAAAACAATATTCTTCTGTAACTTTAAGAATGCTGGAAGAATATCAATCTGAGAAAAAAGAGTTTCACACCACTTGGGGCGATAAGCACAGAATAGATCGTTTGGTCGGTGTTGATCTTAGAGTTAAGTTTATGAAAGCAGAGCAGCTATTTAAAAAATCTGTTGCTGAAAAGAATGATATTCAAACCCAGAAAATGATTCAGATGATGCGAAGAGCATATGTGGCTTTGATGAATGAGCTTATGACTCTTGGCTACAAACCACTTGAACCTCACATACGCTGTTTTGATTGGGATGGAGTTATTTGGTATGTTACAGACTTAGATTATGAAATACCTAGAGCTATGCAACGTTACAAGCATGAGGGTGAAGCTAATTTTATTAGCATACAAGAACTGCTTAGGTGTGTACCAAAAAAACTTATGGATATGAGACTGGAGCTAGCAATGATGTTTGAGGGCAGTAAGTTTGTGAGGATAGAAAAGAAATGATCACACTATGGCTAATACCTGTATTCATTATTCTCTGGGGCTTAACCTTTTACTATATGCAAGAGGATGATGATGAGTAAGGGTAGCAAGCGTAGACCAGAGAAGGGAACACAATACCAAGACAATTGGGAAAAGATATTTAACAAAAAGAAAAGGAAGAAGGATGCCAATAAAAATAAGCAAATCGCAAAAGATTAGAGACAGACAAACAGGAAGAATAAGCACTACTCATTATTATGCTAAGTGCACCAGCACTAAAGAGCTAAAGGATATGATTGATAACCCATCAACTAAACCAAAAATCAAACAGAAATGTAGAAACGAATTAGCAAGGAGAATGAAATGAGCAAGGATATGGTTAACCATCCACCACATTACAATGATGGTGGAGTAGAGTGCATTGATTACATACAACAACAGCTTGGAGCTAACTACCCTAGCTATCTGGAAGGTAGCATCATAAAATATATACACAGGCACAAATACAAGGATGCCAACATACAGGACTTAGAGAAAGCCCAGTGGTATCTCAATAAGCTTATAGAGCATTACAAAAACTTATGAACATAGATAAAGAGAAACTAAAACAAAAGATAGAGCAAGGTAAGTCTAGCCATGACATAGCTATGCAGTATGACGTACACCCATCAACTGTTAGGCGTAAAGCTAAAGAGTTAGGACTTAAGTTTGAAGCTAAGTCTCACTGGAGAAAGAAATGACATTGAATGTATCTATTGAATCTAATATTAAAGAAGTAACTAAAAAGCTAAATAGATTCCAGAAGAAGCAAGTGCCATTTGTTGTTGCTGATTCTATTAACGAGGTTAGTGTTAAGGCTGTTAATGCAATGAGATCACAGCTAGCTAAGAAGTTAGATAGACCCACAATGTTTACTAAGAAGGGAGTGCAGCTTAAGTTCAAAGCAAGACCCAAAGACTTATCAGCATTGATACAGATACCACCAATCCAATCAAAATATTTAGAGAAGCAGATTGAGGGTGGAATGAAAACAGCAGATAAGCAACAGATACCAGTGCCATATGACAAGGGCATACTCAATGCATATGGAAACATAAGAGGAAAAAAGAGTGGTTTGATTCGCAGGAACACTGAGTTCATTGGCAATGTAAAGGGCATTGATGGTGTATGGCGTAGAACTGGTGGCAAGCGTAACCCATCACTAAAACTGTTGATTGGTTTTGAAAGAACAGTTATGTACACGAAGCGAATAGAGTTCTACAAAACTGTTAGCAGTGTTGTTAAGAACAACATCAATAAGATCATGGCAAAGAACTTCAGTAAGCTAGGTGGCAAATGATAGGTTCTTCTACAGCGTACACTGTGGGTTATTCGCGACGTCAGTTTCTTTTTAGCGACAACCAATCTCAAATAGGGTAAATAAGGCACTGTATGGCTACACAGAGAGATATTGCAGAACATTTGGATTTATCGGTCAAAAGGGTCTCAGAGCTCATTAGAGATGGCATATTGCCCTCTAAAAAGGGTAGATCACCACTAAATACCGATGTATGCAGAGTTGCATACATTTCTTACTTAAGAAAATTGGGTGGATATAACAAAAGGTCTGGAACTGGAGACATTGCAGAGGAGAAAACCAAATTAACAGCAGCTCAGGCTAGAAAAGCAGAGCTAGAAGTTGAGGAGCTTGAAGGGCAACTCATACCAGCACAATTAGTGGAAGATACTTGGATAGATTATGTAGCTAACGCTAGAGCCAAGCTATTAGGCTTGCCATCTAGGATAGCTCACCAAGTAATCACAGTTGATAAATACGCTGAAGCAGAATTAGTAATAAAAGAACAAGTGCATGAAGCACTTAATGAGTTGGCACAAAATGGAATACCTCAAAAATATAGAAAAGGTGATTCAGAAGTCGAACCAGACTTGGACTCCACCACCGAATCTGAAGATTAGCGATTGGGCTGATCATTACAGACGTTTATCTCCTGAGTCATCAGCAGAAGCTGGTGCATGGAGAACTGATAGAGCTCCATATCAAAGAGAGATAATGGATTCATTCAATGATCCAGATATTCAAAGAATAGTAGTCATGAAAAGTGCACAGATCGGAGCTACCGAGATTCTTCTTAACGTCATTGGTTACTACATAGATCAAGACCCAGCACCAATGTTGATTCTACAGCCCACCCTGCAAATGGCTCAAGCTTTTAGTAAAGACAGGCTTGCCACTATGATTAGAGATTCTGAAAAGATAAGAGATTGTGTTAAAGACCCCAGAAGCAGAGATAGTGGTAATACAGTTTTATCTAAAAAGTTTGCAGGTGGCAATCTCAACATAGTTGGCTCTAATTCTGCATCTGGTCTTGCATCAAGACCCATTAGAATTGTATTAGCTGATGAGGTAGATAGATATGAACAATCAGCAGGTGCAGAAGGTGATCCTATTTCTCTTGCAACCAAAAGAACAACTACCTTCTGGAACAAAAAGATATATATGTGTTCCACCCCAACGATTAAAGGACTATCAAGAATAGAAACTGCTTTTGAAGAATCAGACAAGCGTTACTACCATGTACCATGTCCAGAATGTAATGAGAAACAAGTATTAAAATGGAAGAATGTGGTTTGGGAAGAGGATCAGCCAGAAACAGCTAACTATGCTTGTGAGCATTGTGGTTCAGTTATAGATGAGTCTAAAAAACAATGGATGCTCAAGCATGGTGAATGGATAGCATCAGCACCTAAATCAGATACAGCAGGATTTCATATATCAGAGCTTTATTCAGTCTGGTCTACTTGGGCAGACATGGCTAAATCATTTCTTGAAGCTAAAAAGAATCCAGAGATGTTAAAGACTTGGATTAATACTGCTCTTGGTGAGTCTTGGGAAGAACAAGGCGAAGCAGTTGAATATGAATCACTATTGCAGCGTAGGTTAAACTATGACTACACCACGATTCCAGAAGATGTACTTATTCTGACTGCTGGTGTTGATACTCAAAAAGATCGTTTAGAGTTACAGCTAGTTGGTTGGGGTAAAAACTATGAAGCTTGGGTTTGTGATTACAAGATATTCTGGGGTGATCCTAATGCACTAAATGTTTGGAATGATCTTGATGCTTATTTGAAGAAGAGATTTAAAACTGAATCTGAAAGATTGATACCCATATCCTGTTGCACCATTGACTCAGGTGGTCATCATACGAATATGGTTTATCAATTTACTAAGCCAAGACAAGCCAGACGTATATTTGCAATCAAAGGTTTATCACAAGCAGGCAAGCCTATTGCCAATCGCCCTACCTTCGTAGGCAAAAACAAAGCTGTGCTCTATGGCGTAGGGTCAGATAGTGCAAAAGAAGCTATCTTCGCTAGATTGTCTGCTGAAGAAGAAAATACAACCCTGCATTTCTGCTCAGACTTGGATGAGGAGTATTTCAAGCAGCTTACAGCAGAGAAACGTATCACTAAGTTTGTTAGGGGCAGAAAAACTCTAGTTTGGAAACAGGTTAGACCAAGAAACGAAGCATTAGATACTTTGGTTTATAAC